TGATTGTCCCCCGCATTGGTGACCGCGACACCATTGTAGCAGTCGATCCAAATGCGGTGCAGGTGAAAGTCGCCCGCTTGCGCCTTGATCGCGGTGTTGAAGCCAACTATCCCAACATCATGGATCACCACGCCATTGATGTTCGCCGGGATCGAGATGCCAACGCTGCTTTCAGCACCCCAGGTTGCAATCGACGCAAGCGCTTCCGCTGCGGTCGGTGCAGCCAGCAGTCCGGGGCGCAGCACACGGACGCCACGCAGCGTTGAGTGATCGCCCATGACAATCGAATGCGCAGGGTTCAGCAAGAACCCGCAGCCCGCCAGCATCGCCGCGCCGCCGAGCGCGAACGGATTACCGGAGCCCTCGATCGTCACCCCGGCAGGTACCACCAGATTCCCGCTGTTGATCAGGTAGAACTTGCCGGCCGGCAGCGACACCCGCGCGCCGGCCGTGAAGCTCGCCAGGAACGTGTTGATCGCGGCGGTGTCGTCGGTCACACCGTTACCGGTCGCATTCGACGCCGAAAGCGAGATGCCCGGCCGCTGCGAAATCGCGGCAGACAAGAGCTGTGTCCGTCCCAAATCGGGTGGCGTCACGGACGCGTCCGACAGGTCCACCCCCGCATATGCGTTGCCGGCAATCATAGTGGCCGCCTGCGCGGCGATCACCGACACCGGCACCGGGACGTAGGTTCCGCTCACCCGGGGGGCACTCCAATTAGATTTCCGCTTGCATCGGTCAGCAGGTTGCCGCCGATATCCTCATAGACGGTGCTCGTCGCCGGGCTCGGCACCACATCGCCGAACGGCACGCCGGAAAGCTGGCCTCCTCCCCATAGCATCGGGGGTGCGGCCGTCGTCCGGGTGGTCCAGTAGCGCACCGTATAGGTCAGGTCGCGACGCCACAGTCGCGCTTTCGACGGTACGTCGTCGCTCCGCGTGCCATGCCATAGCAGCCGCGCTGCCTGGTCAGGCAATTGCAGCCAGCGCGTGTCCGACAGCACCGAGTCCAGCGTAGAGCAGATTGCATCCCGGCTCACCGGATCCGGCGCCCAGCAAGTGATGCAGTAGCCCTGCTCCTGCTCGCGCGGACGCCGGCGTGAAAGGCCAGTCTGTCCGGTCCGGGCGATCACTGGCAGCGTGGTATCGATCGTCAGCAGCCCGGCCCCACCACCGCCGGCCGAAGCCTCGGCTCCGCCGCTCGACAGGATCGGGTTGGCAGCCCCGTCAGTGATCGCCCCGCCAATCTCCAGCAACCAGGCGCCACCGCCGATCACTGCCGCCAACGCCTGTGCCACGACAACGGGCGTATCCGTGGTCTGCACAGGGTAATACCAGCTCGTTCCCCCGAACTCGACCCCGGCGAGTTGTCCTGCCGCGCACGTCCCAGAGAACGTCACCACGTTCCCAGTCACACTCGCCGTAAGCGTGCTCACCGCCGGAATCGAAATCTCCGGGTCGAGATTGCCGCCCGAAAGCCGCGTCATGCCGGTTTGCTCGAACACCGTCACGTGCGCGATCGCGTTATCCAGGTCGATATCGAGCTGCTCGGCCACAGGCCAGCCACGATAGACGCGCACCGGCAAACCGGCCGCGCTACTGGTCACAAGATTCGACACATCCCCGTAAGCAAGGGACCCGAGGTCGTAACCGCCGGTCTGATCGTAACCGCCGGCACCCGCCAAGCCGGCCGGGTAAAGCACACCGCCCACAAGCAGCACAAGAGCCGCCTGCACGTCCGAAGTATCGGCCATCGGTTCACGTCGTCTCCAGCACTACCGACAACCGCCAACCCAGCGGGGTCAATTCCGCTTGGCTGACCACGCGGCGAAAATTCAGGTCATCGACCAGGATCAAATCGTTGCGTAGCACGACACCAGGAATGGCAGGCAATAGCACGATCGACCACGGTAGTTTCACATCCCCCGGCAGCCGCGCATCGCCCGGCTCGCCCTTGGTACTCTGCACCATCGCACAGGGCCAACCGCCAGCCAGCACCGTCTCCGCCGCTCGCGTGTCGCCGCCATAGCCCCCGATCGCGCCGTAACCGATCTTCGCAGCCGGCTGTCGGATATCCACAATGCGGTTGCACAGCACCAGCCGCGCCGCACGAAACGGGTCGATTGCGGCGATGAACAGAGTCTCGGAGCTCGGCGTGGTCAGGTAGTCTCCCACGGCGGCACCGGTCGTATCGAACGCACCGAACCACTCCTCCGGCCTGTCCCGCCGGCGTGGGATGCGCTGCATCAGGTCAGGGGCGGTGTCGAACAGTACCTGCAACGCGCCCATCCAGTTGCCGCCGCAGATCGGGCTCTGGGCCGAACTGGCGCGGTACCACTCGCAGCTCACACCGGCCGCGGTCGCGACGATGCCGAAGCCTTGGTTGACTTTGCTCTGGATTGTGGCTTGCGAGACCATCAGACGATCAGCCCGATAGTGTTGCCGCTCGCCAGATCCGGTCCCGGCGGAATGCCGAGGAAGCCGCACAGCCGTCGTCGCCAGTTGTCGAACAACCCGGCGCGGTCGCGCACCTCGTCCCTGTTATGCTTCCACACAGCGGCTTGATCGGTGTCCAGGTTGCCGCTGGCACCCGGCACCGCGCTTTCGAGGCCGTACAGAGTACTCACGTAGTACCTGACTGTCTGAGCCTCCGCCGGCGCCAGATTGTTCAACCGGAACTCAAGCAGGCCATACACCTGGAAATACCGCCAGCTCTGGAATCCTGACGGCGTGCCACCATACGCCGGGTAGCCGCAGAAGCGCCGAATGTCAGCCTTCTCCGCATCGCTGAACAGCGCCGTCGAGTACCCGGCGGCCGGCGAAGGGGTGATCGTGCCTGACATCCGTCACCGGCCTGGCATGTCTTCAAGCGCTTTGCCGCGCAGGTGGCACATGTCGCACTCCATTAATTTGACTCGCCGTGCGCCGCCGGACCCGTCGCAAGACGTGGTCCGGCAAGTCGCGCCAGCGTAGTGCAGTATCACAACGACTCGATCACCACTGCCCGCTTCCACGCCGAGTTCGTCGCCGTCGGCAGAACCGTCGGATTGGCGGTAGTGTCGGACGGCGTGCAGAACGCCCCGATCCACTCCCACGACTGCGCGACGATCTGCTGCAAACGGTCCATCGGGGCGCGGGTGATCATACGCACGCCATCGATTACCATTTCCTCAGCAAGTGGGTTGTCGGTGTCGGTGTTCGCCGTCGGCAGATCGGCCTCGATCAACGCTCCCGCTCCGCAAACCAGTCCGCGACGGATATTGAGCCCGCCCAGGTTCTGCTGCGGCGCCAGGTTGGTCGGAATGAAGCGCACCCCGACCAGCTCAAACACCTCGCCCTGCCGGTATTCCGGCGCCCGGTATGCACCGCGGAACAGGGTCTGGAACGCGGTGTCGTTGAACAGTCCCTGGAGCTGCTGCGCATCCAGGTAGAAATTGTACGCCCCGTCGATCTCCGGCACGTTGTTGAGCCGCAGTTGTGTGGCTGCCTGCAGTACGCAGCCTACCATGGTTAGCGTATCGCCGGAGACAAGAGCCGCCGTGGTTGCTCGGTTGTTGGGCCGAACCACTGTCGGTGCGATCGACGCCACCACTGCGTTACCGGCGGTGCCATTCGCGACCGACACGCTCGTGGAAATGGTCAGTGTGCCGGAAATACCACCCGGTGCAGTAGAAACGTTGGTGCCATCCGGAGTCGCACCGGTCACTGTATAGGCGGTGCCATTGATCGACACCGTCAGGGTATTCGATGTGGACACCGCCACCAGTACACCCGTGCTGGTGAATACGCTTTGGAAGCCGCGAATGTCATCGACCGATATCGTGGTAGCGGGTGAGCCAAGCGTGACCCGCACCCGAGTGTTGCCGCCGAGATAGGTATTCAACAGCGCGTTCACCGCCAAAGTATCCAAGGTGCGCGCCGCCTGCTCGGCGAGCTGCCGTGCGTTCATAATGAACTGATTGGCGATGCCAACCTTCTGCGTCACGACGTTGAGATCGACGGTGTCCCCGTACGCATTCAGCGTCAGTGTGTACTGCTCGACCCCTGGCACCGAAGGCGTCATGCCATTGTCGAAATTGGTATTGTTCGACGGCACCAGCGGCGTCGTCGCAGGCGGCCGCAGACCGGTGCGAGTCTTGGTCTTGGTCTCGCCGATCTGACCCTCGAACGGTTCGCGGTCTGCCACGGCGCGATAGGCCAGTTTGCCGCGCAGAGATTCTTCGAATGCGTGTTCGAGATAGCCTTGCTGAATGATCGGCTGCAGTTGTGCCGGGAAGTTCTGAATGCCCATAGGGGCCTCCTCGTTGTCATGTGGGGAAGCCCCTGGCCGTCATGGCCCGGTGGGCGGTCAGTCACCAGCGCTGTGGCGCTGGTTCGCGATCAGCGGTAGATGCCGTGCTCGCGTTCGAACGCGCGACGCTCCTTGTCGTCCATCTCGCGCACGCTTTTGGTCTTCGCCGGTTCGATCTTTGGTGTCGCCGCCGTGCTCGACGTGCTGGCCTGCCCGAACATCCACGGCTTTGCCTTCTTCGCGTCGGCAAAGAGCGTCGTGGGGATGACGATATTGCCTTCCTCATTCAGCTCGACACCAGAGGTGTCAAGCAACTTCAACCCCTCGACATCGATCATGCCTGCTGCGAGAGCAGCCGCCTTCAGCTCCGCTTGGATGATGCGGGCATCGGCCGCACGGCGCGCTTCGGCGATTGCCGCCTGGGCCTCGTTTCTCGCCTTGGCGGCTTCGCTTTCATGGCCACGCGCCTTGTGGCGCCATTGCTCGTTTTCCCGCCTCAGCTCTTGCACGTAATCGCGCGAAAACGTCTCCGGCTCCTTGCTGGCCACGGATTTCGCCTCAGGCAGATCGGGAGTTAGGGAAGTAACCGACATCGATGTCCTCTACGTTGCAGCGGCCTCACACCGCCGTGCCGGTTATTCCGGCATCGTCTCCGTTGCGCTCACCTGCGCGCTCTGACTGCTGGCACGCAGATCTGCTGCCGCTTCGTCAGCCGCGATCCGCGTCAGCTCAACGGCCACATGGTCCACGTCATAGACCGGCGCGCGATCCTTCACGGCGGTCTCGCGGCTGATCAGGCCGGCATTGCGCAGCGTCGCCAGGGTGCTCGCGGCCTGCTGCTTGTCCTCGCCGGTCGGCGGGAACCACTCAGGCCAGCGCAGCGACAACGGCGCAGCGGCGGACAGCCGCACCGATCGTCCCAGCACCTTGATCGGATACATCTGTGCCGCCGCAACGATCATTCGCGATAGGCGCAGCAATCCTTCCTGGCCATAGGAGATGCGCAACCGATCCGCCAGCCATATCAGCGGCTGGTGCAACATTTCCATCGCACGGCCTGACTGCGCAGCGCTCACCTTGTCGGCGTTCGAGCGGTTGCCGTGCACGCTCTCAAGCGCCAGTTCGCGCAGTGTCCGCACGTAATCCAGCACCGCCGCGGATGCGGTACCGCCGATCTCCAGAAGGCGCGCGTCGCTCACCACCAGCGCGTTGCCGGCGCCCTTGATGATCTCGCCGTCCGGCGCCGCCGGCTCCTTGATCAGCAGCGTCGGGTCGGAGCTGTATTTCAGCCCGCGCCCGGCCTGGCTCATTTGATAGTCGATTTCGATCTGCGCATCGATCGCAGAACGGAATGTGCACCAACCGTCAGGGCCATCGCCGCCCGGCAGGTTGCGGATCCAGATCATCGGCACGAAACCGAGTGCGTGCCGTACGCTGCGATCCGCGTCGATCTCCAGAGCCGCGGGCGGTCCGTCGGCCGCCACCCGCATAGGCAGGAACCAAGTCTCGTCGTCCGAGGTCCACTCGCGGGCGAACCAGTGGTCCGCCTCCAACTCGTCCTCGCGAATATCGAAGCCCTGTTCCCGTAGCGCCCGGCCGCGTACCTTATAGCGCTCGCGCACCGACACCAACGTGTCGGGCGCCTCCGGATCCCACACCGGAGTCAGATACTGCGTGTCCAGCACGTCGAGAAAGATCCGCCCGCGCAGCACGCGCAACAGAATCGCCACCGAGCCAATCGAGCCTCGCGTGGCTGCGTCGATCATGACGCGATTGGCACCTGCTTCAACCAGCAGGTCGTGCAGCGACTCCCGCGTTGCTTCGTCGGCGCAGTCGATTGCTGGGAACCGCCCTTCGCCAAACAACAGCGATACGCTGTCCTCGACTACTGTGCGGCAGAGCGCATACCGCACGCAGGGCCGGCGGTCCCGTAGCGGCACGTATTCGCCACCCGGCTTCCGCTCGTCGTGGAATGGGTGCGGCAGCAGGTCATAAAGGGTGCCATCCAGCACACGGCGCAGCACCTCCAGGCGCCATGCGCGGTCGGGCAGGTCCTTGTCCTGCGGCACACGGGCGGCGATCGATCCGAACACTGGTGACTACCTGCCCCTGACAAGATTGAACCACGGATTGAAGCCGGGCTGCGCGCTGTGTCCCATAAGTGCGTCTCTCAGAACGGACATGTGCCAGATGGCGTTCGGCAAGCTCAGCGACCCATGATCGGGATCGTCGCCCGCCTGGCCGGCTCAGGCGGTGCGACCAGCAAACCAAATGCGCGCGCCAGCGCATCCACCTGATCGTCGTGGCGCCCAGACGGAAATGCCGCCAGTTCATCGAGCAGCGCCTGGTTCCATGGCGCACGCACCAGCCCGATGTTACCGACATTGACTTGCGAAGCGACCGGCGTCGCGCGAGTCGCCTTGTCACCCGTTTCCGGGCTCGCTTCCACCCGAAAACCTGCTAGTCTCCGGGCGAGGTACTGCACTTGTCCCTTCCCCGCTTGCCCCGGGTCCTGCGGCAATCCGATCAGCACTTCGCGACCGTCGATACCTGCGGTGTTGATGATCGCCGAATGCACTTCATCAGGTGCGCCGCGCAGCCTGACCACGTCGAGCACTACGAACGTGCCGTCACGCAGCCGCCCGAGCTTGAGCCCCACGGTCCAGTCCGGATCTTCAGTTCCAACGGCCGCTGTAGCCGCCAGATCCCAGCCCCGGGCTGCGCGGCCCCCAGCCGGTGCTGCATCCAGAATCGGGATGCGTCGCACCCGGAACAGCGCGCCTTCGGCCGGCCGCGGGTTTTGCTGATAGAGCGCCGACCAGTCTCGCTCGCCCAACGCCCGGCGCTTGTCGGCAAGTTCAGCCCCCGATTCCCACTCTGGCCACAGAGGCTCGCCGGGCGCTCGACCCAGCGGATCATCCGCCCCGGCCGCGGCCGGCAGCGACAGCACCCGCCAACGCTCCGCCTCTATCAGCAGCAGTCGGCCAGCCAAATCGTCTTCGTGCCAGCGAGTCATGATCAGAACGACACGGCCTCCGGGCTTCAGTCGGGTCAGCAGGTCGGCTCGGAACCAGTCCCAGGCGTGGTTGCGATGCGTTTGACTCTCTGCTGCCTGGCGCGATTTCACCGGATCATCGATGATAGCCAGGTCGGCGCGGCGCCCGGTGATCGAGCCACCAACACCCGCAGCGTAATACTCGCCGCCCGCGTTCGTCTCCCAGCGCCCGGCCGCCGCAGTATCGGTCGCCAGGCCGAAGCCTGTTGTCACAGCGTGCTCGGCGATCGTATTGCGAACCCGCCGGCCGAAACGCTCCGCCAGCGATGCCGTGTGCGATGCTGCAATTACTGCCGAGCGTGGGTGCCTGCTGAACCACCAAGCCGGAAACAGGATCGACGCATAGGTCGATTTTGCCGAGCCCGGCGGCATGAACACCATCAGCCGGTCAAATTCGCCGCACTCGATTCGTTCAAGTTCGTCGATCAGCAGCCGATGATGCCGCGCTGGTGTTTGGCCAAGCGGCGCGAGCGCATGCTCAGCCCATGACGTAAGGTTCTGCCGGATCGTCCGTCGGCGCTGCTCCCCAAACGGCCCTCCCATACAGGAGTTCGCCCGAGCCAGTGACTTCGGCGACCCAGCCAGAGATTGCCTGTTCAACCTGCTCATCCGTCAGGGTCTCGCTGTCGTCTGCGGCATGCTCCGCCGCCGGCACCCGCCCCAACCGCGGTCCAAAAGCGCCATGGCTGCGCTCACACGTGCCGCGGCCGATACCATTGCGTCGGCGGCAATCTTCGCCAGCGTCGCAAGGGCGAGTTCTGTATGTTCCCGAGCCGCCTCGACAACTCGTACCGCCTCGCGTGCGACCGGCTATGCTGGGCACAGGCGGATCGTCACCCATTCCTCTCGTCGGCGTTCCCAATGCTTTGGAAGCATATCTCGGTTGACGGGCCGATCTCGGCGCCTGCCACGCCCTAGACGCGATTGGTTCGAGTTCGCTCGCACGCCGACAGTGGCCGCAGCTCTAGGTGCGAGCCGGCCAAGCCGAAGGGAAAGTGGGAAAGAAGGTCGAGGCCGTCCTGCGCGTGCAGAACGTCATCATGCCCAATCTAATACACCATATTGGGGTGCCTGGGCAAGGCCTTTTTTCCTTTAGAGGAATCACACCTGTCGGCGAAGACACCGCCGCAGCCACAAACCGCGTTCCTCGCAAATTTGCTTGAATGCCGGTAGCAGCTGCGGCCTCGCGGCATGCGGGCGGAACCGAAGGGGGACATTGGGAAAGAAGGTCGATGCCGTCCTGCGGGCGCAAAACGTCATCATGCCCAATCTAATACACCATATTGGGGTGCCTGGGCAAGGCTTTTCTTCCTTTCCGGGAATCATTCCTGTCGGCGAAGACGCCGCCGGAGCCACAAACCGCGTTCCTCGCAAATTTGCTTGAATACCCGTTGCAGCTGCGGCCTCGCGGCATGCCGGCGGAACCGAAGGGGGACATTGGGAAAGAAGGTCGATGCCGTCCTGCGGGCGCAAAACGTCATCATGCCCAATCTAATACACCATATTGGGGTGCCTG